CGTTTAGTGGTTTCTTCCTTAGAACACTTGGAGATGTCTACGGTTATTGGTTCGGATCCTCTATGGGTTCTGAGGGCAAGACTAAAGACTTAACTAAGATGATGCGCAAGTAATTATAGATATATATAAAATTATTCATTAACTAAAAAGAAAACAAAATGAACTATTTGTATTTTCAAGACGGAGACAACGATGCTTACATGTATCCTGTTTCTAGCTTTCTAGGAGCAGAGCATGACAGCAACACTACTATGAAGCTTAGATTTGTATCTGTTGTAACTGGTCCTGGTGCTACTACCGAGATTGACACTATCACTCTTACTGTTACTGCTAACAGCGAAAAAAGAGTTATGAAAGCAATCGTATCAGCGGTTAATCAACCTGCTATTCAAACAGGCGGGTTTATTACTGTTGCGGATAATGTAAACCAAGACTACATTACTTCTGATATTACAGACGTTGCAGCTACTCAAGATTCATAATCTTAGATAGCCTAACAATTAGCAGGCGGGTTTCGGCTCGCCTGTTTTTAAACCAAGTAACTAAATTAAAACCATATGACTTTTTATTACCGTACTACCACTACGTCAAGTGGTAACCAACAAGTATCCGAAGAAACCAAATCTTTTTGGGAACACGCTTCGGCAAAGAAAAACTGGAGAATTGTTCAACTTCCTAATGGCTACTATCAAACAGAGCTAAATTGGGAAGATTCCTGGAAAGACGTAACTCGCCGGGAAACGGTCGAAGGAGCTGAGCTGGCAATTGATAAGTCAGTTGAGCACTACGAAAAGAAACTCGAATTTATTAAAGGACCTAAAGTTATTAAAACCTTCGAGTAAATCAAAACTAATTTAATTTAATCAAATGCAATATAATAATCCCAGCGAGATCGTTAAAGATCTTACGTTTGGCAATACAGCCAATACGAAAATTATGTCCGGCGTCAATAAGTTGACAGACGCAGTGAAGTCCACATTGGGGGCTTCTGGTAAATGCGTAATCTACGAAGACGCCTTGGGCCGGCCGGTCATCACAAAAGATGGTGTAACCGTAGCGGAAAGCGTAGTCTTATATGATCCGGTCGAGAATATAGGTGCAACTCTTATAAAAGAGGCGGCAGCTAATACAGTGCGTGAAGCAGGCGACGGTACCACAACGGCTACCGTGCTTGCTCATGCTATTTTAACAGAGTATAACAAAGTAGAAAATGAAGCAGAAGTTAGAAGCATTAAAGAAGGCATTGAGAATTGTGCTAAGAAAATCAGCGTATATCTTACTGATTCCAGTATTCCGGTTGCTGATCAAATGTTGCAGCAAGTTGCATACATTAGCTGCAACAACGACAAAGAGCTTGGAGACAGGATTAGTGAAGCTTTCAGTAAGGCTGGACAAGATGGTATCGTTTTAATGGAGGAGTCCGATACGAATGAAACTTATGTTGATTTTGTTGAGGGCACACAATTTGATTCTGGCATAAAGTCTACACATCTTTTAACAAACAAAGATAAAGACATTGCAGAGTTAGAAAATCCATTAGTATTAATTGTAACTTCGCCAATACCTAATATTAGACGCATACAGTCGATATTAGAGTACGCTATTAAATACAATAGATCTCTGCTTATTATAGCGGATATGGAGCAACAACCATATCAAACATTAATTGCTAATAAAGTAAAAGGCAACATTAAGGTTAATATTATTGACTTGCCTGGGTTTGGGCCTACGAAACAGGACACCATAGAAGATTTAGCTCTACTAACAGGGGCTACAATTATTAATGAGCAGCTGGGCGATGATTTAGACCTGATCGACCCCTCCGTTTTAGGCTCCGCTATAAAAGCAGTAACCAACAATAAAAATACAGTTTTGCAAACAGATGTTAATCGTGAAGCGTTGCAAGACCGCATCGAAGACGTGCGTAAAAGAATTGGAGAAGAAACAAACGGTTTCTTTAAAGCAAAGCTTGAGCAAAGATTATCTATGTTATCCGGCAGTGTCGGAATTGTATATGTAGGGGCCGACTCGCAGGTAGAGTTAAAAGAAAAGAAAGACCGAGTTGAAGATGCTATCTACGCTGTGCAGGCAGCGCTAAAAGAAGGTATTGTTTCAGGCGGCGGTGCTGCTTTACTTCATGCATCTCAAAATATAAAATCCGAAGGCCTTGGATGGAACATATTGCTTTCAGCAATTCGTGCGCCTTTTAATACCATTATGGAAAACGCTGGTATTTTAATTACAAGCCCTATTGCGAAAGTGGGCGATGGTATAGATGCAAAAACAGGTGAGCGCGTTAATATGGTAGATGCTGGTATTATAGATCCAGTGCTTGTAACCAAAACGGCGCTTAAAAATGCGGTAAGCGTAGCCACAACTATTATGTCTGCAGATTGTATAATTTCTAATAAGCGTATTGAAAATGGCGGATCCTAAAGAAGGCACAGGCAAAAAGCCTAAAGGAAGCGGTAGACGTTTATATACAGACGAGAACCCTAAAGATACTGTAAGCATTAAATTTGCTACAGTTGCGGATGCTAAAAGAACAATAGCCAAAGTAAAAAAGATAAATAAGCCTTATGCCCGTAAGATACAGATATTAACTGTTCTAGAACAAAGAGCTAAGGTTATGGGTAAGATGGAGCAGGCTAGACTTGCGAAAATGGCTAAACAACAATTAAAGAAGCAGCATGAAGGCAATTAATTATTTTATAGTCATCCGCAAGATAAAAGAAGCGCCGAAGAAAGTAGGCGGTTTAGAGCTCACTGAAGAACAAAATAAAGACGTTAGGTACCTAAAGGCAGAGGTTGTTACTGTTGGCGATAAAGTAGAAGGCATAGAGGCTGGAAATATTATTCGCTATGATAGACACGCTGGCCACGGTATCGAATGGAACGACGAGTTGTATCACGTTATCAATCTCGGCGACGTTGTTATTGTAGAATGAGGCTAACGCCCGACGATCTACGAGATATAAATTTATTCAAGTATTATAGGCTTGTTCGCAAGTGGGCTAGCAAAACCTATGATATTTTAGACGCAGACCTAGAGTTGCTTATATATTTAGATTGTAAAGGCCGTTTTACACGTGATGATTTTATTAACGGCACGTACACATACGCTTGGGATAAAAACCGCTGGGAACGCTTAAGAAGAAACGGCTGGATAGATACTTGGAGGCATAGAAATAGAACTACAATTAAATATAGTGTTTTTAAAGTGTCGCCTAAGGGGAAGCGGTTGATCACCCGTATGTACAATGTAATGCTAGGGCATGAAGATTTGCCAATTGGGCCGTCAAGTAAATTTTACAAAAATAAATCATATAGTGATAAAGTTTATAATAAAGCTATAGACGATATGATTAAAGACAAAGATAGATAATGGCATTTAAGCTTAAAAAAATAGCGGAGGTATTTGGTATAAACGAAGAAGCTTCAGAATATGGAACACCGGTATTTGAAAAAGACTTAGAGCCAGGTGTGATGGGAGAAGCTAACAGAGATGGAACTATATTCGTGGATAAAAGTTTATCGCAAAAAGAAATAAATTCAGCGGTAGAACACGAAAAAGTGCATTTAGATCAAATGAAGCAGGGGCGTTTGGATTATAATAACGAAACTGTTACATGGAAGCCTAACACTAAATCACCGGCTAGAGTTTATAAAAGAGCTGATATGATGGAGGGGGCTAAAAACTTACCCTGGGAAAAAGAAGCGTATAATAAAACTAAAAAATAAATTATGTACGGCGCACCTATAACTAAAAAAGCATCGGGAAGAGCAAAAGATTGCCCGTGCCCAGATTCACCGGCTAAAAAGAAAGGCGATGCTCCGTCACGTAAAAAATCTTTAGGCTATTATAATAAAGCAAACCCAACAGGTACGGGTGCCGCAGCCGGGGGAGGTATGACGAAAGCGGGAGTAGAAAAATATAGAAAAGACAATCCTGGTAGTAAATTAAAAACCGCTGTTACTAAAGACCCTAAAAAGTTAAAACCGGGTGGTAAAGCTGCTAAGCGCCGCAAAGCTTTTTGTGCGCGTTCTAAAAGCTGGACAAGCGAGCGAGGCCGTGCGGCACGCCGCAGATGGAACTGTTAATTAAAAAAATAAAAATATAAAATGGCGAATATAACAACTACAGGTTTTGCAACAGATGCGGTTGCTATAACTAAAAGCGATACTTTTTCAGCTGCTACAAATTTAGCGGGTTCTTCTCTATATGTGGGAGGCGCCGGCGATGTAGCTGTTGTAATGGCGGGCGTACTAGATATAAGCGGTGGCGCTACAAACTTAGGTGCTAATGATGTTGACGTAATATTTAAAGGAGTGCCGGCTGGAACTTTTTTACCTATTGCTGTAGACTACCTGGTAAGCACAGGAACAACCGCGACTGATATTTTAAAAATAGGATAGTATGCGTATAGGTACTAAAGTGGCTATAAACTTTTTTAAGCCTGTAAATACTGATCCCACTCCGTTCTTTGAACTATTGTCGGAAGATGACGATTATTTAATAGCGGAAAATGGTGATTTTCTAATTATAGAATAATATAAATTATGGCAAATAAAAAATTTAGTGATTTCACTACAAAAACAGATTCCGGAAACGTGGACTTTTTGGTTGGCATTAAGGATAGCGATAATGTAAAGATAGCGCCTAGTAATATAGGCGGTGCAGATACAGCAAGATTTAATCACAATTTTAGTCACGGTAGCAACAGTCCTTCATTATCTTATTACCTTCCTTGCAACTCTACGGCTGAATCCTCAGGAGCTGCAACTAATGAAACTTCTGGTATAGTTGGCTTAAATAATGGGTATGTATCTAAGGTCAGAATGCAAGTCGTGGATACATCGGGCATCTCGTCTAGTCTCTTCGCAACACAAACGAGACTAATAATTCAAGTGAACGGATCTACCGTGCATACAACTGCGTACAACAATCACGGTACACTTTCGCTACACGATTCTATAGAGTTTAACTTTTCCGCAACGGATGCTCCTTTTAACGAGGGACAACAGGTTTCAGTAAGGTTTCAAGCGGACGGTTTGTGGTATCGTACTAATGCAATGACAGAACACACATATACCTAAAATATTGTATATTTAAAAATTAAAATATAATGGCAACAACCTGGAATTTAGATAAAGTAAAAGTATATAACACACTAGAAGGAAATAGTGATGTTATTTATTTAGTAAACTATGTAGTGGTTGCTACTGATAGCAATGGCGGTGCATATGCATTGCCTAAAGAGGCAACCGTAGATACATCGAGCATCACTGATTTTGTGCCATTTGCAGATCTTACAAAAGAGGTAGTACTCGGATGGGTAACTGCTGGTTTAGGTGATAATGGCGTAGCTGCAATTAACCAGGAGGCGGAGAATGCTCTTAGCGAATATCTCAATACCTCTATCAAAACATTATAACTAATATGGCAAATGTTCACGACGGAATTAGCACTCACGGAATTGGGCTTGACGAACGAATCGCGCTTCGCCGAATAATTTTTCATCGCCAAAAAAGCGGATTTGAAAATGCGTTTTCTATGAGCTTTGACGGTACTAATGATTTTTTAGATTGCGGCGATATTACTATCTTAGATGGGTTAACAAATCTTACTGTAAGTATGTGGGTTAACTTTGATACGCTACCTGGAACTTTTAATACAGCTAGAGACTTATTTAGAAAAGGATCTAATCTTTTTAGCTCCGGCTTCGGAATAGCTATCGCTGGAGACGGCGGCAGCGGCAACGGGCCAAGGCTGCAGGTTCAAGTGCCTGGAAATTTTATGCATGCTAATCACAGCTCCAGTCCAATACCAACGGGGCAATGGGTTCACGTAGGCGTAACCATGTCTTCTAGCGGGTTCAATATGTACATGAACGGCGTTAGATTTAGCAGCGAAGATCAAGGAAGCGGGGTTACAATAGCTAATAATTCTGATAAGTTATCAATAGGCTCTAACTTGGGCAGCAATGCTCATGATGGATTGATGGACGAAATTGCTGTATTTAACTCAACAAAAACTCAAAGCGAAATACAAAACTTTTACAACAGCGGTGTTCCAACAGATTTAACAGAAGAAAGTGGATTAATTGCATATTGGAGAATGGAAGAAGGCTCGGGTTCAACAGTGGCAGACAGCTCTGCAAATTCAAACACAGCTACTCTAACTAATGGCCCTGCTTTCAGCACGAATGTGCCATCTTAAAATAAAAAATAATGGCGTACGAAAATAGAAAATACGTAATAATAGAAGCTTCGGAAGTTGGTAATGTAGACTTTGCGCAAGTTCAGGAAACATCAGCAAACACTTTAAGATATTCTTTAGATAATTCAAAAACATTTGTAAAATTTGAAGGTAATACACCAAGTTTTTTAGATGGAAAAACACAATATAGTAAAAGTGAAATGGTTGCTATATTAAACGGCGAAGAATGGAGTGAGCAATTATAACGCATAAATATAATTAACATAAACAATTAAATAAAATTAAATGAAAAAAATAACAAAAAAAGAATTAGATATCCTGCAGGTGCTTGTTAATAAAATTAACCAAGGCCAATTTAATATAGGCAGCATTGAAATTCAAAAGAAAAATGTAATTAACGAAGTACAATCGTTAATTAATGATATGCAAGAGCAAAGAGCTATCTTATCTAAAAAATACGGTAATAAAGAAATTAACGTAATGACGGGCGAGCTCGTTGACTTACCCAATGCAAGTAATTAGAAAAATAAGCGTAGGGAAGGACTATAAAAATGACGCTATGCACTATTCTGTTGGGCAGGAAGTATATGGCGGACATACTATAGTTAACATTATAGAAGAAGAAGATAAGTATTCTATCTATATTCAAAAAGCAGACGAGATTATGCCTTGGAAAGATTTTAATAAAAACATGGCTGTTTCTGTTGAATACGATTTAAAGTACTAATGAAAAGCGTCTTTAACTTTATGGTGACTCCGAAACATTCGAGATCATCATCTAAAAAAGAAATAGACGGCAAAGAGCTACTTTTAAATACAGAAGTTCAAAACCACCAGTACACTAGTAGACATGGTATCGTAACCGCGTTACCTATTGCTGAACCAACAGATATAAATGTTGGGGATGAAGTTATTATTCATCACAATGTTTTTAGAAGGTTTAGAGATATAAAAGGCAACGAAAAAAATAGTAAAGCATATTATAATGAAAAACAATTTTTCGTACAACCTGATCAAGTATATGCTTATAAGCGCGGTGGGGAGTGGATGTGTGTTAACGGGTTTTGTTTTGTAAAGCCTATTAAAAGTAAAAGCAAGCTTTCTATAGAAAACGAAGAGCCTCTGAAAGGTATTGTTAAATATTCTTCAGATAAAAGCTATGAAGGAAACCTTATAGGTTTTGCACCTAGCAGTGAATACGAATTTAATATTGAAGGGGAAAGGCTGTATAGAGTTCCTCTTAAAAGAATTACAATTAAATATGAATACCAAGGAGACGAAGAAGAATATAATCCTAGCTGGTCGCAAAGCAGTTGACGAATTAATTAAAGTAGCAGAAGAAAAAATCATAACTAATACAGAAGATGATGTGTCTGCCGATAGATTAAAAAACGCAGCGGCGACTAAAAAGCTAGCAATCTTCGACGCTTTTGAAATACTTACACGTATTGAAGAAGAAGAGCGTATTCTAGAAAACAAACCAAAAGAAGAGGAAAAAAAGAAAACCTTTTCTGGGTTTGCTGAAAAAAGATCTAGGTAATGTACGAAGCTGATCTAGTAAAAGTAGTAGAGCCAATAAAGCTTACAACTATAAACAGGCTAAACAGATCTAAGTCTTGGGAGTATGGGTACAACAAAGAGCATGATATTATTGTAATTAGCAGTACTGGCCAGATAGGGCAAGTTATTGAAATACAAAATTTACGCATAGCTTTACCTCCTCAGCCTAAAAACCTTAGCAAAGGCGCAAACAAGTGGACTGTTTCAGACTACCCTAAGGAGCTTAAAAATATTAAAAGTATATTTGACTGGCAAAGTTATCCTGATGAATTTAAAAGCAAATGGGAAGCATATATTGATGAAGAATTCAACAGACGCGAGCAGGGTTATTGGTTTTACAATAAGGGAATACCTACTTATATCACTGGTACTCATTACATGTATTTGCAATGGTCAAAGATTGACGTCGGACACCCCGATTATCGCGAAGCCAATAGGCTGTTTTACATATTTTGGGAAGCGTGCAAGGCTGATCGAAGATCTTACGGAATGTGCTATCTTAAGAACAGACGGAGTGGATTCTCATTTATGGCATCAGGTGAAACCGTCAATATGGCAACAATATCAAGTGACGCCAGATTTGGTATCTTATCAAAAACAGGCTCCGACGCTAAAAAGATGTTTACCGATAAGGTTGTGCCAATATCAGTTAACTATCCTTTTTTCTTCAAGCCTATACAAGATGGTATGGATAGACCCAAAACTGAACTGGCATATAGGGTTCCAGCATCAAAGCTTACTAGAAAGTCAATACAATCACAAGAAAAACAAATAGAACTTGAAGGACTTGATACAACAATTGACTGGAAAAACACTGGTGACAACTCTTACGATGGCGAAAAGCTTAAACTGCTTGTCCATGACGAAAGCGGTAAATGGGAAAAGCCGGATAACATCCTCAATAACTGGAGAGTTACCAAAACAACGTTAAGACTTGGTTCTCGTATTATTGGAAAGTGCATGATGGGTTCAACATCAAATGCTTTAGATAAAGGCGGTGATAATTTTAAAAAGCTATATTCTGATTCTGACGTAACAAAAAGAAACTCTAACGGCCAAACAAAGTCTGGTTTATATTCTTTATTTATTCCTATGGAGTGGAACTACGAAGGATTTATAGATGAATACGGGCAGCCTGTGTTTAACAATCCTAGCGAAAGTATTTTGGATCCTTTTGGCGATGTTATTGAACAGGGCGTTATAGATTATTGGGAAAACGAAGTTGAAGGATTAAGAAAAGATCAAGACGCATTAAACGAATACTATAGACAGTTTCCGCGCACTGAAGAACACGCATTTCGCGATGAAACAAAAAATAGTATATTTAACTTAGCAAAAATTTACGAACAGATTGATTATAACGAAGATCTGCGTAATAGTAATATTATATCACAGGGTAATTTTCAATGGGTAAACGGTGTAAAAGACACAAAAATAGTCTTTATGCCCAGCCCGCAGGGAAGATTTAAAGTATCTTGGATTCCGGGATCTCACTTACAAAACAAGTGGATTATTAAAAACGGAGTTAAATACCCAGCAAACGAGCATATAGGCGCGTTTGGCTGTGATAGCTACGACATATCGGGTACGACTGACGGCAGGGGCTCTAAAGGTGCATTGCACGGACTTACTAAGTTTACAATGGAAGATGCACCACCTAGCTCATTCTTTTTAGAGTATATAGCTAGGCCTCAAACAGCAGAGATATTTTTCGAAGACGTGCTTATGGCGTGCGTTTTTTACGGAATGCCAATACTTGCTGAGAATAACAAACCAAGATTATTGTATCACTTTAAAAGAAGAGGATACAGAGGTTATTCGATGAACCGGCCTGACAGATTATGGAACAAGCTTTCCGTAACTGAAAAAGAAATTGGTGGTATACCAAACTCCAGCATGGATATGAAGCAAGCGCACGCTGCAGCAATTGAAATGTATATTAACGATCACGTTGGGCAAATTGCTGAAGGAGTTTATGGTAACATGTATTTTAGCGACACACTAAACGATTGGTCTAAGTTTGATATAAATAATAGAACTAAGTTTGATGCCGCTATAAGCTCTGGGCTAGCAATTATGGCTTGCCATAAAGATTTATATAGACCAGTAGCTAAAACGCAGAGACAAAAATTAAACCTCAATATTGCTCGCTATAAGCAAGAGGGGTTCACTTCAAAAATAATAAAATAATATGGCTTATACAAGCTTTGGTAATTACTTTCCAAGCCAAGTGGCTAGCGATCAGGAAAAAGCTTCGGTGGAATATGGCCTTAAAGTTGGCCAAGCTATTCAGCAAGAATGGTTTAATAACGATAATGGTACATCACGATATAGAAGCAATCAAAACTCCTACCATAATTTACGTTTATACGCCAGAGGTGAACAAAGTATACAAAAATATAAAGACGAATTATCTATTAATGGTGATTTATCTTATCTTAATTTAGATTGGAAGCCGGTACCGGTTTTATCTAAATTTGTAGATATTGTTGTAAACGGCATTTCAGATAGGTCTTTTGATATTAAAGCGTATTCTCAGGATCCTTATGGTGTAGAAAAGCGCACCAAATATATGGAGTCTGTTATTAGAGATATGCAGACTAAGGATTATAACGATTTTGTGCAAGAAACCTTTGGGGTAAACATGTACGAAAACGATCCTACCACATTGCCTGAGTCTAAAGAAGAGCTTGAGCTTCATATGCAGCTAAGCTACAAACAAAGTATAGAGATAGCAGAGGAAACGGCTATCAATACTATTTTAGACGAAAATAATTATGATCTTATTAAGAAAAGAACATATTATGATATTGCAACAATTGGTATTGGTGCTATAAAGAATTCTTATTCTAACTCTCAGGGTATTACGGTTGATTATGTAGACCCCGCGGATATAGTTTATTCTCATACTGAGTCTCCTTATTTTGAAGACTTATATTATGTGGGAGAAATAAAAACTATACCAATTAACGAGCTTGCTAAGCAGTTTCCTTATTTAACTAACGAAGATCTTAAAAACATACAAGATCAAGGCGGCAAGCAATACCACGGTACGGGTAATAAAATTTACACAGACGACCGAAGAAAAGACAACAACTTAGTTCAAGTTTTATACTTTAATTATAAAACATACATGAACGAAGTTTATAAAACTAAGGTAACTGCTACAGGCGCTAATAAATCTATTGAACGCGACGATCAATACAATCCTCCGGTAGAAAGCGAAGACTTTGGCAAAATTTCTAGATCATTAGAAGTTTTATATGACGGTGTTATGATATTGGGGACGGACATAATGCTTAAGTGGGAGCTTTGCAAAAATATGATGCGCCCAAAAAGCGATAGCGCTAAAGTTAAAATGAACTATAGCATTGTGGCGCCTAGAATGTATAAAGGCAGAATTGAATCTCTAGTTAGTCGTTGTATTGGCTTTGCGGACATGATCCAAATTACCCATTTAAAATTACAACAGGTAATGCAAAAAATGATGCCGGACGGCGTTTATTTAGATGCAGACGGCCTCGCTGAAATTGATTTGGGCAATGGAACAAATTATAGTCCGCAGGAAGCGCTTAATATGTTCTTCCAAACGGGTTCTGTTATTGGGCGCTCGTTTACGCAAGAAGGGGATATGAACCCAGGCAAAGTGCCTATTCAGCCAATTGCTACTGGTTCGGGCGGAAATAAACTACAAACGCTTATTACAACATATAACTATTATATGCAAATGATTCGCGATGTAACCGGACTAAATGAGGCAAGAGACGGCTCTACGCCAGATTCTAGAGCATTAGTGGGTGTACAGAAATTAGCGGCTGCTAATTCAAATACGGCTACAAGGCATATATTAGATTCAGGTTTGTTCTTAACTAAAGAAATAGCAGAATGTTTATCATTGCGTGTTTCCGATGTTTTAGAATACGGCGGTGCTGCAAGCGCTTTCATGCAGAAAATTGGCGGCTTTAACACCATGACATTAGCAGAGCTAGCGGATTTACACATGCACGATTTTGGCATTTTCTTAGAGTTATCGCCAGATGACGAAGAAAAAGCAAGATTAGAAAACAATATTCAAACAGCATTATCTGCTGGCCTCGTTGATCTTGAAGACGCTATTGATATTAGAGAAGTTAAAAATCTTAAGCTAGCAAACCAGCTACTAAAGTTGCGTCGCAAGAAAAAATTAGAGCGCGACCAAAAAATGCAACAGCAAAATATTCAAGCACAGGCACAGGCAAACGCACAAGCGCAGCAGGTTGCAGCACAGGCCGAGGTTCAGAAAGATCAAGCACTGTTCCAAACAAAAGCGCAGCTCGAGCAGCTTAAAGCTGATTTACAAACAAGAAAAATGCAAGGAGAGGTTGAACTTAAGAAACAACTTATGGAGCTTGAGTTTAATTACAACATGCAGCTTAAGGGTGCTGAAGCTGAAGGGTTAAAGAAAAGAGATACAGAAAAAGAAGATCGTAAAGACGAAAGAACAAAAATACAAGCTTCTCAGCAAAGCGAATTAATAGAGCAACGCCAGAGCGGCGGATCTCCTAAACAATTCGAGTCTGGAGGCAACGATATACTAGGCGGTGGTTTCGGTTTAGGAACCTTTGATCCTAAGTAATAATAACAGTATATAATTATATAATATTTTATCATGAGTGAAGAAGTTAAACCAGTCGTTGGTTATAATGAAGACGGCGACGTTAAATTAGATTTTAGTCAAGATGCCGTTCAAGAGCAAAGCACAGATGAGGTTTCTGTACGCGACGAATCCGAAACTAGCGGAGAGGTACAAGAACAAAACATCGAAGAAACAGTTGAAGAATCTACCGGAGAAAGTAACAGCACTGAAGATGTTGTTGAAGAGCAAGAGGTAGAAGAAGCGCCTGTACTAAGAGAAATTACAGAAGAAGAAGTTGAAGAAGTAGCCGAAGAACTTCACGAAGAAGTTGAAGAGGCTATTGCTGAAGCAGCAGAAGCGGGAAAGCAATTACCTGAAAATATTCAAAAAGTTGTAGACTTTATGAATGAAACAGGTGGTTCGCTAGAAGATTATGTGCGCCTTAATACAGATTATTCTTCTTTAAATGAAAACGCATTATTGCGCGAGTACTATCAAGCGGCTAATCCAGATTTAGACGCGGAAGATATAAACTTTTTAATGGATGATAAGTTTTCTTACGACGAAGACATTGACGACGAAAAAGAGATACGTCGTAAAAAAGTTGAAAGAAAACAAGAGCTTTCAAAAGCTAAGAGCCATTTAGAAGGTCTTAAAAATAAATACTATGATGAGATTAAAGCGAATACACGCTTAAATCCAGAACAGCAAAAAGCGATTGATTTTTTTGATCGCTATAATAAGGAAAGTCAAGAGTCTGCTAAAGTAGCTAAAAGACAATCTGAACGTTTTCAGCAAGAGAGCGCGAAAGTTTTCTCCGATAAATTCGAAGGTTTCGATTTTAATGTAGGTGAAAAAAAGTATCGCTTTAATGTTAAGAACGCTAAGGAGGTTAGTGAAACTCAGGGCGACATCAATAACTTTATCGGGAAGTTCTTAGATAAAAACGGTGAGATGTCTGATGCCAAGGGTTACCACAAATCTTTGTTTACAGCTATGAACCCGGACCAAATTGCACAACATTTTTATGAGCAAGGTCGTACAGACGCTCTTAAAGATAGTGTAGCTAAAGCGAAGAATGTTGATATGGGCCCGAGAGGGGTTCACGAAAAAGTCAAAGCTTCGAATGGTGTCACATACCGTGTATTAAATCCGAGTGAAGGAGGATCTAGGCTTAAGATTAAAACTAGAAAATAATCCATTTAAAACTTAATTAAAAATGGCAACATTAACAATTGGGACTAGTGGTGTAACTCCACGTCCTATCAAGCAAGCTACTGGCGAAAACTATATCGCCCTTAGCGCTATGAACTTTGATAACTCATTCGAGTTACCGGAAGTTCTTGAAAAAGAAGTAGAGCGCTTCGGTAAGCGTACTATCTCTGGTTTCCTATCTATGGTAGGTGCAGAAATGCCTTTGCAATCTGACCGCGTTGTATGGTCTGAGCAAGGTCGCTTGCACGCTGCGTTTACAGTAACTGTAGACGTTGACGATCAAGACGCTACTGACGGTGCTACAATCGCTGCTGACGGCGCGGTAAGTGGTGCTACTCAGTCTGGCCTATTGGCTGTTGGTCAAACAATTATCATTACTAAAGGTACTGCTGAAGTAAAAGGACGCATTAAGTCTGTTGATACTTCTGCTGGTACATTCGGTTTCGAAGTTTACGGTGCTACTGATGCATCTGCTCTTGGAACAGGTGATGTAGCTGGTTGTAAAATGTTTATCTTCGGTTCTGAGTACGCTAAAGGCTCTGGTGCATCTTCTGCTCCTGGTCAAGCTGTTGAGCCGGATGTAAAAACATTCAGCAACAAGCCGATCATTCTACGTGACCACTACAACGTTGATGCTTCTAACCTAGCTCAGATTGGCTGGATCGAAGTTACTACTGAAGCTGGTGCTTCTGGTTACTTGTGGTACATGAAGGCTGAAAGCGAAGCTCGTCTACGTTTCATGGATCACATTGAAATGGCTATGATTGAAGCTGAAGCTGGTGGTTCAGGTGCAGGTTCTGCAGGTGCTGCAGGTTTCGAAGGTATGGAAGGTTTATTTGCTGCTATCGAGTCTCGCGGTATCCAGTACTCTGGTACTGACTTCGACGGCGCTGGTGGTCTTTCTCAATTCGACGACCTATTGGCTGAATTAGACAAGCAAGGTTCTATCGAAGAAAACATGCTTTTCTTAGATCGCGCTAAGTCTTTGGAAATTGACAACATGCTAGCTGCTCAGAACTCTTACGGTGCTGGTGGTACTTCTTACGGTGTGTTTGAAAATGACGAAAACATGGCATTGAACTTAGGTTTCTCTGGTTTCCGTCGTGGTTCTTACGACTTCTACAAAACTGACTGGAAATACTTGAATGATTCTACAACTCGTGGATTCGTTGGTGGTATCGAAGGTGTATTGGTTCCTGCCGGTACTTCTTCTGTATATGACGAAACATTGGGTCAGAACATTTCTCGTCCATTCTTGCACGTGCGTTACCGCGCAAATGCTAACGAAGATCGTCGTATGAAGTCTTGGGTTACTGGTTCTGCTGGTGGCAACTTCACGAGCGCTGAAGATGTAATGCGTGTTCATTACTTGTCTGAGCGTACTCTTTGTACATTGGCTGCTAACAATTTCGTATTGTTCAAGTAAGCTTTATAATATTGTCCTCGGCTTCGGCCGGGGGCATTATTTCTTTTCTATTTAATTATATTATATCATGGCACAAGCTAAAAAAACGCCGGCTAAGAAGGCACCGGCTAAAAAAGAAACGCCTACAGTAGAGGCACCGAAGGTAACTTTTACAGAAGAAACTCCACCGATGCCTAACAAGCCAAAATGGGAATTCCGTAATCGTTTATACGAAATTAACAAAAAACGAAGACCGCTGGTATATTCTATTCCAACGCGTCATTCCCAAAAAGTACCTTTACTTTATTTTGATGAAGAAAAAGGATATAACCGAGAATTGCGATACGCTACAAATCAAAAATCGCCGTTTGTAGACGAGCAAGAAGGTCCGGTTACAATGGGTAGAATTATATTTAGAGACGGGGTATTAGATGTGCCTAAAGAAAATGTTGCTTTGCAAAAGCTACTATCTCTTTATCATCCATATACACTTGACGGTAGAATTAAAGAATATAACCCAACTGCTATAGCAGAACAAGAAGTTGCAGGCATTGAAGACGCTTTAGAGGCTATGAATGTAGCCGCAAGCATGGACATTGATCAAGCCGAAGCAATTATGCGCGTAGAACTAGGATCACAGGTATCTAAGATGAGTTCTAAGGAGCTTAAACGCGATTTGCTTGTATTTGCTAACAACAACCCTTATTTGTTCTTAGAACTAGCGAATGATGAAAACGTACATTTACGTAATATAGGTATTCGAGCAACAGAAACGGGTATCATTAAATTATCAAGTGATAATCGAACGTTCTCTTACGGTGCTACAGGTCGTAAACTTATGACTGTGCCATTTGATGAACATCCGTATTCAGCACTCGCCGCATACTTTAAAACAGATGAAGGCATGGAAGTACTGAGTACTATTGAAAAACGACTATAAGTCAAATTAGTAGTTAGGCTCCTTATTTAGGGGCCTAATTACTATATAATAAAAAATAACTATGAGTGTAGATGTAAACACTGTTTATTCCAGAGTATTAGCAATAATGAATAAAGAACAGCGAGGTTATGTTACCCCGCAAGAATTTAACATATATGCTAACCAGGCCCAAATGGATATATTTGAGCAATACTTTTATGATCTTAATCAGTTTTTGCGTTTGCCCGGCAATAGCACCGGTCATGCAGATATGGTTGATCTTTTAAATGAAAAGATTGGTATATTTACAAAAACTGCAGCGCTGGTTTACGGTAGTAGCTCTTTTAACAAACCTACAGATATTTATAGACTAACAGCTATAGAATATAATGGTGTTATCGCAGATAGACTAACTAGAAAAGAATATTTGCAAGTAAATAAATCGCCGCTTACAAAACCTAGTGATAGCTTTCCAGTATATACAGAGCTAGCTAACGGATACGATGTACAGGGAGACGATGAATTTACCGGCTCAGACCAAAGCGGAGATCCTAAAGTAAACATAGAATATATTAAAAGACCCGCAGCCGTGAGCTGGTCAGGCACCGAGGTTAGCGGCAGCTTGCTTTATAATTCAACCAATTCAATTCATTTTGAACTTCACGATTCGGAAGAAACTGAAATAATAATGAAAATTTTAGAATTAGCTGGTATTGCTATTAAGCAAATTGATATAGCTAATTTTGCGGGCTCTGAAGAAATTAAGAAAGTTCAATTAGAAAAAGCATAATAAATGGGATTATTAACACAAACCACAAAGGGGTATTATGATGATAGCGCTAATTACGGCAGCTATCAATTTATTACATTATCAGATATTGTAAATAACTTTATGATTGCTTATGTGGGTGAAAATAAGATTATAAGCAAAATCAAAAAGACTGATGTGCTTTTTCATACTAAGCGAGGTATTCAAGAGTTAAGCTTTGATACTTTGCCGTCAACAAAAGCCATAGAGGCTACACTGGGAGCGGCTTTATCTTTCACATTACCGCAAGACTATGTAAACTATGTTAACATTTCGTTTGTTGATGACAACGGTGTTAAAAGAATAATCTATCCAACAAGAGCGACGGGAAATGCTATTTCTTTAAAAGGAACTGCTGATGACCCAACAGACGCAAACTCAGATACAGCAGGAACAGACGTGGGTGTATTTGACCCAAATGATCTTAACGCGGAAGCGGCTATTCTTTCTAGATTTAAAGCTGCGCCTACAAGCAATGATAACGAAAGCACTGATTTAACAGATGCTGATCTTTTTGATTTGTTTAGATACGGTAACCGCTATGGCTCTACGCCGGAGCATACTCAAGCAAACGGCGTTTTTTACATTGATGAAATTACAGGTGTTATTAGATTTAGCTCAGATCTTTCGGGCAAACTAATATTACTAGAATACATTAGCGACGGGCTTGCAACAGACGGCCAAATGAAAGTGCATAAATTTGCGGAGGAGGCTATATATAAATATGTTGCGCACGCTATATTAAATACACGCTCAAACGTTCCAGAATATCAAATAGCTCGTTTTAAGAAAGAATTAAAAGCAGCAAAGCATAATGCTAAAATTCGTTTATCTAATCTTAAAATTCAAGAGCTAGCTCAAGTATTAAGAAATCAATCTAAGTGGATTAAACACTAAAATATGCCTGAATTAAAACGCACGTTCTTAAAGGGTCGAATGAATCAAGACCTTGACGAAAGACTATTGCCTATCGGCGAATATTTCGATGCTACCAATATACAGGTTGCAACATCGGAAGGTTCGGACGTTGGAGCTATTGAAACTATTTTGGGTAATACTCAGCAGTTAAAAAGAAATACCGACGGCGATTTATGGACAGCCGGATTTGGATTAAGCTCTCCGCAATGCATCGGAGGCACTAGAGATACTCAAAATAACAAAATATATTGGTTTGTTGTAGACAGCAACAGCAAGAGTGCTATTTTAGAATACGACGAAGCAACATCTATTATATCTGTTATAATTGCTGATATAAGAACAGGTGATGATCAAGTTTTAGGTTTTAATGCTAATAATTTAATTACTGGTATTAATATTATTGATGACATGTTGTTTTTTACCGACAACCTCAATGAGCCTAGAAAAATAAATATATCTACATTTAAAGCGTCACCTACTAACACAGGCAGCAGCGCAACCATAACTGCTACAACAACTTTATTAAGTAAAAAAACTAATGCACAAATAGTTTTTACAGCAGAAGATATAAATGTTATTAAAAAAGCGCCTATGCAGGCGGCTTTTATGCAATTGTATGCCAGTGATATACTTACCGGCACACTTAGCGGCACGGGAATAGACCCTATAATTTGTAATGCATTCAATTTCAGCGGCGGAGTATTTCCCGTAACCGGATCGCAAACTCTTAACTTCACAGATACTATTTTACATCCTGTTTTTAAAAACAAAAATATTGAATTAAGAGCTACCATACGGAACGACAAGGGAGTAAATGAAAAATATATTGTAACCGCGAATGTAACAGCCGTTACTTCTAGTTCTTTAACAGTAACGCCTATAACAATTCCTACCGATATTCCTAATAGCGCAGTGCCTTGGAGCATCGTTATAATAGAGCCTGAGTTTATATATAAAAGAGAATTTCCTAGATTTTCTTATAGATGGAAATATACCGACGGTGAATATTCAGCCATAGCACCTTTCACTGAGCCTGCATTTATACCCGGGGTTTATGAATACGAAAGTATGGAAGCCGAAAACGAAGCTATGATTAATCATCTTCGCCGCATCGAGCTTACTTTTCCTAAAAGGCTAACTACATTTGGACCCCCGAGAGATGTAGAATTTGTAGAGGTTCTATATAAATCTACTAAAAGCAATAACATATACGTTATTAAAACAGCGCAATTAAAAGCGGCGTCAACAAATGTAATCGGCGAAAACCCTCCTTTTGCTGCGATTGCTAGCGACGGAGAGTTTGATAAATTTATTATAAATAAAGAGCTTGATGGGCCTTTATTGGATAGTTCTCAATTGCTTCGATTATTTGACGCAGTGCCTAAAAAAGCATTGGCTCAAGAAATAATCGCAAATAGAATTGTTTATGGCAACTATACAGAAGGGTATGACGAACCGTCTGATAAGCCTACGTTTGATTTAAACATTGTTGGGGATGATTCTTTCCCAACTGACACGGGAGGTGCTGAAAAAAGTGCGGGTTTGCCGTCTGTAAAGTCTGATAAAACATACCAGGTGGGCGTTGCGTTTTTAGATGATTTTAACAGAGAGTCGCCTGTAATAACAAACAATAGCGCAACATTAGCAATTGGCAAAGATAAAAGTGCCCTGGCTAATCAAATTGCTGTGTCTGTAAAAAGCGCGGCCCCTTCTTGGGCTAAGTTTTACAAATATTATATTAAAGATAACTATTCTACAGAATATAATTTATTGTTAGATAGATTTTACGATGCGGAAGACGGTAACTACTGGCTAAGTTTTCCGTCGGCGGAAAGAAATAAAATAACTGAAAAAGATATACTTGTATTAAAAAAGCAACACGGCGAATCTATACCTGTTACCTTAGATAACGAGTACAAGGTTATAGATATTCAAAACTCGCCGCCAGAATCTTTAAAACTAACAAACCTAGATGTATTAGCGAAGGCTTTGGTTAAACCTGTCAGCAGTATAGGTGTTGTACAGGCGGCTACTCCAAAACAAGTTAGGTTTTTAGGGCCAGATCGTGATGCTAACGAAGCTTTTTTTAACGCAGCAAATAAAGCTAGGGGAATACAGTTTTCAAAGCCTAATGACGGTGGGTCCAGCGAAGTAAATATACTAAGTAAAATTTATAAAATAAAAAGCGGTGGTGTTGGATATGATTTTAGCGCATCGTCGCCTCATGAAGAATATCATTTTTTATTAGAGGAAGCTGTCAACACAGCAGACCAATCTTATTTAAATGCTTTATCCGCGACCGCCGATCGATTAGAAATTATTTTTCACGGCGAAGACAATATAACTAAAAATGAGTATTTAGGTAGATTTTTTGTAAAAGTTGAAAAAAGAGCTAGCTTTACACAGGACATTATTATTCCGTCAAAAAGTGACGAATCAAATGTTCAGGTAATTGCAGGCACCCCCATTTCAGCTATTGGAGGCGCTCAGTCAAGACCACCAAATGTAGTTTATCCTTCTTTCGTTGAAGATATAAGCGCGGACAACCCTCTAGAAGTTAGTATTTTTGTAAAAAGAAAGTTTGACGCCTTGCTTAGCGCGCAGCGCCTGCGTAGATCGTTTACCGATGTTTACCAAAAAAAGAAAGTAGCGCAATTAAGTTTTGGTTTAGGAACCGACACGGATACAAGCGGTGGTTCGTTTGGCGGGACTAACCCGGGAAGCAGTAGCACTGATTTTACGTTGGTACACGGGCCAAAGAGCGCTGATGTAAACAGCGTTAAAGATATTTACGACAGAGCGGTGGTGGGCGCAAGCATAAGGTTTAAAGATGGTGATAATCGCAGTGATGTATATACCATAACGGCTATTGGAAGCGAAGCTGAAAAAACATATTCAGGCGGGCAAAACAAGTACGATACTAAAACAATAACTTTAGACAGAAATTACGGTGGTAGCGACATTGCTGCTACAAGAATAGACGGTTTAGAAATATTAGGAAGCTCTTCAGCTCAATTACTAACTTCTAATCCAGCTGTTTTTGAAATTAAACCTGAAAAAAATATAGACTTAGATATTTATTTTGAGGCGTCTTCTGCGTTTGAAATAGCAGATTTAAACGATACTAAATTTTTAGACTATTCTAATTGTATAGCTTTTGGGAACGGGGTGGAATCTACGCGAATTGCGGACGACTTCAACGCGCCTAGCATAGGCAAAGGAGTAAAGGTTAGCTCTGTACTTAAAACAGATTTTAAAGAAGAATTAAAAGGCTCGAGCATGATTTTTAGTGGAATTGTTAACTCTAGAGCGGGCGTTAATAATTCTAATCAATTTATAATTGCGGAAAACATAACTAAGGATATTAACCCTAGAAACGGTTCTATACAGAAGTTATACGCAAGAGATGGCGACCTATTAACGTTATGTGAAGACAAGTGTTTCCAAATATTAGCAGATAAGGACGCCCTGTTTAATGCTGATGGCAGCCCTCAGCTTACTGCAAGTAACAATGTATTAGGCCAGGTTATACCATTCGTTGGAGAGTTTGGTATATCTAAAAATCCAGAATCTTTTGTAAGCTATGGCTTTAGAGCATATTTTACCGATAAATCTAGAGGCGCAGTATTAAGACTGTCTAGAAACGGCCTTACAGAAATATCTGAGCAGGGTTTATCTGATTACTTTGAAGATAAATTTAAAGCCACTACAAATCCTCTAAACGGCTCATATGACGAATCTGCTGGTTCTTATAATTTAAGAGTTGATAGCGAACAAGTATCATACGACGAAGGGAACCAAGGATGGTGTACGAAGCTAAGCTACCAGCCTGAATTTGCGATATCATTAAATAACAATTACTATAGCTTTAAAAGTGGCAGCATGTGGAAACATGATAACACAACTAGGGCTAATTTTTACGGCGTACAGGGAAGCACGGATGTTACTGTAATTTTTAACGATGCTCCTTCTTCAATAAAGCATTATAAGACTGTATTTTATGAAGGTGATTCTGGTTGGACTGTAGATTTAGAAACAGATGTTCAAAACGGTATTACGTCGGGTACTTTAGACCCAGGGCTAACAGCATCTTTAGGTAGTAATACTTTTAAAGAAAAAGAGGGCAAGTACTACAACTTTATTACAGGAGATGCTTTAACGTGGAGCAACGCGTTATCGCATTCCGGAGGCACGCAAACCGGTAATTTAGACACAGCAGAATTTGCAATACAGGGTATAGGGACTATGATTGCCGGAGATTATTCGCTTGCTACGGTTAACATAGCTTTTGCATCGGACGTTATATTGCCAAATTCCTTACAGGTTAACGATCAGTTCTTTTATGTAAGCAATTCTAACTCTAAAATATACAAACTAGGAAAAATAACAGGCGTAGATCAATCAGTGCCTAGTGTTAGAGTTGTAAAACAAGGGTCTGACGTGCCGGCAGTTTTACCAAACTCAGGTGGTGGGGACTTTGCGTTTTTTGCAAAAGACACTATAGCTAATACATCTGGAATATCAGGATATTTTAACAAAGCTAAGTTTACAAATACAGGAACAGGTAAAAATGAATTATTTGCAGTTGGTACAGAAGTGTTTATAAGCAGCTAATACCACGTAATAATAACAGTATAAAATTAATTAAATATGGGAATTCCAATTTTAGCGATGGCGGCAATTCAAGCTGCTCCAGCAATTATAGAAGGTGCCGGCTCTCTTATAGGTGGATTACAACAGCAAAGAGAAGTTAAAGAGCGTGAAGCTAGAGCACTCGCTGCTATGGAAAGAAGTAAGGAAAATTATCTTAGCCAAGATATTAGCAATCCATTTGAAGATCTTAAGGTTAATACGCAGCAGGCTGATTTCCAGGCCGCACAATCACAACAATCTACAGCAAACACGCTACAGGCACTACGAGGTGCAGCAGGCGGCAGCGGAATTGCGGCATTAGCTCAAGCAGCCATCGGCGCGCAAGCAGATACGGCAAGACAAATTTCAGCTAATATAGGCCAACAAGAGGCTACTAACCAAGTTCGCATAGCAACCGGCGAAGAGAATCGTCAAAAAAGAGAGATGGATAGAACAGCTACTGTTTTAGGCATGGATCAGGCGGAAGCGGCACAGGCAATAGCGGCAAGGCAAGCAAATCAACAGGCAATAGCTCAAGGAATTGGTTCAATTGCAGGTGGTGTTGCCTTGGGTGGCGCCACTTATTTAGCCGACCAATACGAAAAAGAATAAAAGCATGGCAGCAGACGTAACATTAGTACAAAGCGCACAAAATTTAGCAGCAGCAAAAAGCCTGAGAGCTAAATCAGCTGCAGAGGGATTTACAAAAGGCTTTTCTAAAAGCGCTGAAAAAATTGCTTCTCTTGTTGAACAAAATATTCAAAAAAAGAAAGAAGAAGATCAAAAGATATTAGAGTTTGCCGACCAGCGTACTAACATTGACATGAGCGCTGTAACAGATCCTCAATATAGGGGTGCAATTACAAATTTTTTAACAGAAGGTAAAAAAACATACGCTGAAGGCGCAAATTTAGCGGTAGCAAATAGTGAAGATCCTTTTGGAGAAGGCTATACCGAAGGTAAGAATTTAATGCAGGGCGTTAACGACCATACAGCTGTAGCAGTAAAGCAAATAGCAAGGTTTGATCAAATGCGTAATACCTTTGACGCGGAAATACGAAAAAACGGGAAGTTGCCAGAAGGCCTTAGTGATTCAGAAAGAAAGATTGCAACCGCTATATTTCAAGGTGGTGCGGATATGAAAATCGATCCAAAAACCGGAAAGATTTCTTTTAAGGTTGCCGGTGAAGAACCAATTGATTTAGATACATATAAATTTCCTACAGACGACCTCCCGCAGGTTTTAGAATTTGATCAAAAGCAAACGACTAACGTGCTTAATTCAGGTAGAGCTATGACTGAAGGTCAAGTTGTTGCGGCAACGGCTGGGTATGCAAAAATGCTAGAAACAAGGTCTAGTGTTGTTGGTATATTAAAAGAAAGAAGAGGAGATATACCTGTTGTTTCTGCAGATGCTGACGGCGCGGCGCCTATGGCTGGCGCTACGATTGAAGTAGAAGATCCTACTCAACAACGCACCGCTACCGAGCAAGCGTATGATGATATTTACCAAGAGTTAGAAAGCAGTAAGGTAAAGAACAATGGTGAATACACTCCGGGAGCACTGAAAAAAGCTGCTAAAAAAACTGCTGAGTTAATGGCTAAGGACCTGCAGGCAAAATCAATGGAACAATACCAAGGTAGCTTAAGATATTCCGAAAGCTACAACGCTTTAGAAAACGAGGGAAAAACTTTTAGAGTCGGTACCTATGAGTTTAAAAAACGTAGTGATGGCAAATATGTCATTAATGAGAATGGACTTCCAATGGGGATTTATGATAGCATATCTGATGTTAAAAAAGCATTACCTAAAATAGCTACGCAGCTTAAATAAATAAAATAAAATACAACAGCACATGTATACATACGGTGACATCACTATTACTGACGAAGATGCGGCTCAATCAGCTTCAGCTAACGAGTTAAGCGTAAATGAGTGGGCAACAAAATACGGCTATACTTATTCCGAGGGAGAGCCGAAGAAAACGGGAAAGAGCACAGGCTCCGTACAGTCCGATACGGAGTCCAGCTTGGAAAATACTTCCTTGGACTTACAAGAGCAGAATAACAAACCTTATCTACTTAATGCAAATGATTTTTTAGATAACGAAGACAAATTAATCAGCAATCAGCAAATTGAGAACAATATTCGAACTAAGCTTAGAACTGTTGGTTTAAAAGTAAACCAAGTTGACGCATTGTTTGGTGCTTTAGGCAATTTTATAAACATCGACAAAGTTGATGGGTCGGGTATGGAAAGCTTTAAGCAATTTAAGGTTAGCGATTTAAAAGATTTAAATAAAGAAGATTTTGCTAAAAGAATTGCTCAAATAAACCAGCATATTGAAGAAAATAAAACAGAAGATTACGGTAAAATTGCAGGTGATAAAATGGTTGCAGTTCCTACAGGGTTGCAGTCTACATTCGGCGGCGCTAAAACAGTAAAAGCTTCTAACTTATTATCTGTTCAAAAAGACCTTATAGATGCGCGAACCGGGCTAAAAGAGGACTTTAACGAAGAAAATTATTTAACCGGGAAGTTTGAAGATTTACTTGCCTATAAGAAAAAATATTTTGCTTCAATAAAAAAAGAAGTAGGAGATAATCTTACTAAGGAAGATTTTCAAAAGTTAGGTGATCAGGTTGGCCTCGGGGTGAATGTTGATAAAGAATATCAAGAATACCTGGGTTATTTAAAAAACAATTTAGTTATTGATGATGAAAGACGGTCGTTTTTAAAAAATCAAGGCTATAATGAAAATAAAAATAAATTATCAAAACAAATAGCTCAAAATTTATCGAGTGCAGATAGAGAGATTTTAGAAACCGTAGCCTCTTATCAAACGCAAGAACTCGTTAATAAATACGAAAGCTATAATGTTGCTAAACAAAAAATTGAAAATTTTGGGCGTAAATTAGAAGGTGAAGTTAATAAACTACCTTTGATTAACGGCAAAATAGATAGCAGTAAAATTAGCGAAGAAGAGTTTAAATCGCTAAAAGCGGAAAAAGCAAAATACGATGCAGCTTTGCTGGAGCTAGAAAAAAACGAAACAGCAATAAGAAGTTTGCAGCAAGATTTTAAAGCTGAAGAGCTGGAGGCTATTGCTAAGCAACTTTCGCTAGACTATGGTTTAATGTCAAAGCTTTCTAGCGGATTTGAATCTACAGCAATTAAGATTGGGTATGGCGCTTATCAGTTGCTTACAACATTGTCAGCCTCTAGGTTTCAAGGATTTGATGCAGGACTTGCAAAAAGTAAAGCTGATTTTAAAGATGTGTTGGAAGAAGACGCGCTAGAATCGCAAAGTTTTGCTCAAGGCACCGCGTTCGGAGATATTTTTACTGAAGGAGATGTATATACAGGCGAAATAGATAAAGGTAATGTATTAGACAACATAATTAGCTGGTCAGCAAATACTACCGTGCAGGCCATTCCTTCTCTTACCATGGCTTTTACTGGATCTGCCGCTATGCCGTTATTCTTTTTAAGCGGCTTTGGTAGTAAAGCTAGTGAATTTGCTGTAAAAGAATATGAGGCTGCCGATAGTTTGCTTGGTGTTAAAAACACTTTTGAACAAGCAGGCTTTGCACAAGGCGAAAATGGTGAATATTTATTTGAAGAAGGTAAAGGAATTACTCTAGAAGATTTTAACAGGCTAAATGAAATAGCAGACGCCGCTCAGGAAACGTTGGACTTACCTTCTTGGAAACAGCTTAGCGTTTCTGCTATTGGGGGCGCCGCGGAAGTAATTTTTGAAAGGCTTGGTACGCTAGCTATACTTAAGGGTGTTAATAAAGTAACATCAGCGGTTCCAACTAAACGAGCAATCGCTGCTTCTGTACTTAAATCAGCTAATCGCGAGGGTCTTAGCGAAGCGGGAACTGAGCTTACAAATAATTTTGCTAAAATTGGAATTTTAGGAGAAGATGTAAACGTTTTTGATGGTGTTGCTGAAAGTTATTTCGGAGGTGCTTTAATAGGAGGCCCTTTAGAGCTTAAGCATGCGGTGCCGGCGGTTTATGCTCATCTTGCACACGAAGCAATGACTAAAGAGGAAATTGCTGAATATCAAAATAAAATTAAAAAGCTTCGGGATTTAACGGGCTACAAAGATTTAAGTAATCTATTAAATTCCAGACTACCTTTGCCGGAAGGCTTAGACCCATCTACTGTTGATCTAATTAAAGAAATACAGCAAGAAGGTGAGCTAATACATGACGCTGCTATAGAAAGATTAACCAATAGAATGACGGCTGATCAAAGGTTTGAGCTTGGTGAAATTAATTTAAAAATGCGCCAGGTTAATCAGCAGTTGATAACTATCGCTAAGGGCACCGCTAGCCAATCCCAAATATCTGCGGCTAAGGATCAATTGCAGGGTAAGTTTGATAAACTTAATAATCAAAGAAACGAACTGCTTTCTAAGGTTGCTACTGATGCGGAGGTTAGCGAGGTGCAGGGTGAGCTTGCTTTTAAAGAAGCCTCTAATATAGTATTTGCAAATGAAGTTCAGCTTAAAGAAAACACTTCTAACCAGGCATTTGATAAACTAAGTGGCAAAGAGCGCGCTAGAAGATTAAAAGAAGCTAATAACAACGAGTCTGCTGCAAAAAATAATTTTTATTTAGAAAATAATAATAAAAAGCTAGAACAGAATAAGGCTAAAGCGGTGGCTTTAAAATCTGCGTTTGGGGAGAATGCACCCGAATTTGTTGAATTAACTAACAAAGAATATAAAGATAAATTTAGAGATGCTAATACAACAGGAGAATTTAATCCTGATGAAAACATAATATATATAAACAAAGAACTAGCCGCTGAGAACTCGCAAACAGGTGTTTATACGCACGAGATGTTTCATGCTATTACAAAGCAGAGCATTGGAGACGGCAAAGCGAATAAAGCCGGCGAACAATTGCTGCAGTATTTAGAAAAAAATTCTTCTGAAACTTATGCTTATATTAAGAATAAGCTTGACGTATTTTATACAGAGGGTGATGTAAAAGATGCTGCATATTATGAAGAAGCAATAACTGCGCTTTCAGATTATATTAACGAAGGCAATAGCGTTGACTTAGGGGTTGTTGCAAAAATAACAAATTTCTTTAATAGTATTCCAATACCTGGGAAAACTAAAAAGTTAAATTTAGATAGCGGCAAGGAAACATTCGAGTTTATTACGCAATATTCTAAAAACAGCAGCAACGAAAAGGCTGAAGCTGCGGTTACTAAATTTATACAAGAAAACGAAGCTACCGCGGAAGAAACAAAGGTTTCTAAGAAAAGCAAGGCGTCAAAAGCCGCGGATAGAGCGCGTGCTACGTTAGCCAAGGTACAAGAAGAAGGACTCGAGGGTAATGATTTAGAAATATACGAAACAGTGCAAGGCATGACGCAGGCACAGCTTTCTAAATTTACCAACAAAGGGCTTCAGATTAATGACATGCAAGAAGCTGTTGCTGATGTTGTAGGGCGACTATATACTCAAAGAGATGTAAGCAAGTTCGACGGCAGAGGCACGTTATACGGGTATTTAAATGGTAGAATTAGTTTCCGTATAAAAGATGCATTTAAGGCAAATCCAATATGGGTTGAAGACTTTGGAGGAGTTGCAGTAGAAGACATTACCGGCAAAGAAGCTAAACAAATTGCTACAGAGGCGGAAACAACAGCTCCAGTCAAAGAAGCGCCTACGTATAAGTCTTTGCAAAAAAGAAATGTACTTAGTAAAGATAGAGTCGAAGCTGTTAAAAATAAAGTAAAGTCAACTGTACGTGTAATGAAAACCCGTATGGACCAGGCTGTTTCTAAAAATGTTACCGTAAAACCTTATATCGCTGAAATTAAGAAGACGATGGGTAAGCAAGCGGACATTGAGTTTAAAAAAGAAATGGGAGGTCTTAAAGACGGCCAATTGCGCAAATATCTTTTGAAACATAAAGCTGCTATTTTAGAAAATATGACCACAACATATTTGATGACAGCTATACCTAACGCAATACAAAAACAAGTTGACGGCGTATTTACAAGTAATTGGAAAGGCAAAAAAATTGACCGTGAAAAAGTAACAACAGACCAAGCTGGTAGAACATCGGGCGCGGAAATAGTTAGGAGATTGCCCAACGCTGGCACCAGATTACCTGACGCTGATTTCTTGTCAAATTTTTTTACGGCAGATGGTAAATTAATTAGAGGTAGAAAAGAGTCTTTAGCTAAGGCTATGGCGGAAGAAATTTCTTTTGAAATAGTTAACGAGACATTACAAGATCCTAATAGCGAAATATCTCAGGCTTTTAAACAAAATCAAGAATTAAAAGGTGTTGTACTTACTGAAAATTTTGTAACAGAAGTAGCCAGAGATATTGAAAGAGGTAATGTTAAAAGATCAGCAGCGGTAAGAAAAGCGTTTACTAAAGATAATGTTATAGACCAAGAAAAGCTGTTGGCATGGGAAGCTGGAAAAGAAGAGCTAAGTAATAGATTAGCAGGTATTAGCGAAGGAATTACTGCAAAAAACTTAAGAACAGAACTAGAAGCTGTTTACGGAGATAAATTGTTTACGCGTGGCCAATACACTCAGATTTCTAAAGAGCTAGCTAAAATATTTGAAAATGTTAATGCCGTACAAGTAGAAGCTGTGGCGGCGGTTACCGGCGACTTTATGGAGATACTGCAGGGTATGAGTAACCAGGCAGACTTTGGGGAAAAAGTGCACGCTCTTACGAAAGCGGCTACTTCTGTAGCGGAATTATTTAGAAATAAAAATAATATACTAGAGGCTAAAAATATAATAATAGATATTATTACTAAAGCTAAAGTACCTGTTGGTACCGCTAAAACATTTATAAATAGTACTTTTGCTAATTCTGGAAAAACAGGGCCGTATAAACCTAGCGGAGAAATTAGCGGCACTAGCAGAGCCGATTTATTTTACAATACCGCTGATGTTGTAAGCGCGCTTGTTGGAGAAGGAAAATTGTATACTCAAGAACAATGGAATAGCGCGGAAACTATAGCAACAAGTGCTTCAGTTCAAGCTAAATATTTAAATAATAAATTTAAAGCATCTAAAGAGCTACAAGATCAAGACGCAAAAGCAGCAAACGAGGCTTGGAACTTAACTACTGAAATAGTTAAAGATTTAAAAGGTAAAAGCCCAGAAATGCAGGCTATGATTATGGCCGCTATGAACTCTGGCACAAATACAGTTTTAAGATTAGCAGCTCCTGTTACTCACATCGCTAAAAACTTTAACAGTAAAAAAGCTAGCGATTATAGATACGAGCATTTAGTTCCTGCGCGGGTTGTGCTGAGTCTAATGTATAAGCATTATGTTCAAGGAGACAACTCTTTAGACATGGCGGCATTAAAGAAAGACTATGCTGTTGCTATTATACCTAAATCAATGGATAAGGTTATTGGTGATGTTGGTCTTGGCAGCGTGCAGATGCATGGATATATTCCTGGCAAAAAATCTCCGTGGGGCCGATACTATAATGTATTAACGAAGGGTAAAGTACAGTTTGCTGTTGAATCTTTTAAAGACGGTAGTGTTGAAGGACAAGAGTGGGCTGACGCGTATAAAAAACTAGAAGAATTTAGAATAAACAATAAAGCGTATCAAGAAGCGGCTGAAAGAGTAAAAGAAATAGAATCAAAGCCTGTTACTAAATCTTCTAAAGCTGTTAGATCGCAAATAAGCGAAGAGTTTAATGAAATATTAGAGCGCAAAACAGGCGTTGAGTCTTTTAAAAGTTTTTCCGATGTTCAGGCAGAAATGCGTGGTCAGCGTAAAGGTAAATTTAAATTCTTTGTAGCTCCGGCGGTTGACGACTTTAGAGGTCTTGTAAATTATGCTTTTGCAGGAAGAGGGAAACAGGGTGAGGCAGACATGGCTTGGCTGGAAGGAAAGCTTATGACTCCTTATGCTAAAGGCATTGCAGCTATTGATGGGGTTAGACAGCAAATTAAAAGTGATTTTAAAGCGGCTGTAAAAAGTTATTACCCCCAATACAAGCTTTTGAATAAAGAAATCGGCGATACAGGGTTTACTTATGACCATGCCGTTCGTGTTTATCTATGGCAAAAATCAGGATTTGACATTCCAGGGGTTTCTAAAAAAGATTTAAAAATTCTTCAAGATGCTGTTCAAGAAAATCCGCAGTTAACGCAATTTGCCGACGCTATGTTGGTAGTAGGGCGAAGAAAAGAGTGGATTCAGCCGGGAGAATATTGGCTAGGTGGTACGGTTCTATCTGATTTAAGCGTATTAACTGAAAAAGTAGGACGTAAAGAATACTTAAGTGAATTTATAGAAAACGCTGATATAATATTTAGTAAAGAAAATTTAAATAAGATAGAAGCTCTATTCGGCAAATCGCATAGAGAGGCTATTGAAGATTCTTTATATTCAATGAAAAGCGGTACTAACCGTCAACAAGGACAAAATAAAACCGTAGGGAGATGGTTGAATTGGATTAATGGATCTACAGGTGCTATCATGTTCTTCAACCGTCGTTCAGCGTTGCTACAGATGCTTTCGACTACTAACTTTATTAACTGGTCTGATAATAATCCAGTTAAGGCTGCGGCCGCGTTTGCTAATCAAAAGCAATACTGGTCAGACTGGACAATGATATTTAACTCGGCTAAGCTTAAAGAGCGTAGAGGAGGGTTAAGACAAGATGTAAGCTCTAACGAAATTGCTAGCGCGGCAAACCAAAGTAAAAATAGCCCTCAAGCAATAATTGCTTATCTATTAAAAATTGGTTTTAAACCTACGCAGTTAGCTGATAGTTTTGCAATTGCAACAGGCGGCGCTACGTTTTATAGAAATAGAGTAAACAGTTATTTAAAAGAAGGGAAAAGCCAAAAAGAAGCGGAAGAACAAGCGTTTGTTGATTTTTCTAAAAAGTCTGACGAAGCACAGCAGTCTTCTGATCCGGCATTGGTTTCGCAGATACAAAGAAGTGTTTTAGGACGTATAGTGTTCGCTTTCCAAAACACACCTATGCAGTACGCTCGTTTAATGAAAAAAGCTGCATTAGACCTTAAAAATAAAAGAGGGGATTGGAAAGAAAACGTAAGCAAGATAGCTTATTACGGCGCAATACAAAACTTGATATTCTCTTCATTGCAAAGTGCACTATTTTCGCTTATACCAGGGTTTGACGACGATGAAAACGAAGATATAACTCAAAAGGAAGCAGAAAAAAGAAACAAACAAGACGAAGCAAGGGTAACTCGCGTGGTAAATAGCATGGTAGATACTATACTGAGAGGCTCTGGTCTATACGGCGCTGTATTTGCTACAACTAAAAACGTAATAAGAGAATATATTAAACAAGACGCTAAAGGTTTCTTAGGCGACGATGCTTATACTATATTAGCTTTATTTGATATATCTCCTCCTATTGGTTCGAAAGCGCGTAAAATAAACTCAGCTATTAAAACGCGTAAGTTTGAAAAAGACGAAATAGAAGCCAGAGGGTGGGCTGTTACCGGTGAAGGTAGACTAGACTTAGGGCCAAACTGGTCAATATTAGGTAAAGTTACTTCTGCTGCATTTAATTTGCCGCTAGATCGTGTTGTAGATGAATTAGCCTCTATTTCCGAAGCATTTGATGCCCGCAATACAGCTTACCAGCGAATTGCTTTAGCATTAGGCTGGAAAACATGGGATGTTGGGGCAAAAGATGAATTAGGAGAATCTATAAAAGAGGAAGCAAAAGTTAAGCGCAAGGAGGAAAGTAAGAAAAAAGCAGCAGAAAAAAGAAAACAAAAAGCTGAAGAGAAAAAAGCTGCAAAAGCTGCTAAAACTCCAGAGCAAAAAGCCGCAGAAAAAGCAGAAAGAGAAGCTAAAAAAGCAGCTAAAAAGAAAGAAAAAGAAGCCAATAGGTTAAAAATTATAGATGACAATTCTATAATAGATGAGGAATCTATATATGATTTAACTAAAACACAACAAGAGCAAGTTTTAGTTTCACTTGGATTATTCTCGGGCGATATAAAAGGGCTTACTTCTGAAAAAATGAGGGTTGATAAAATCATACAATTAAGAAAGAAAAAGAATAAATAATGAAATTAGAAGTATTGCGTTTTAGCAGCCAAAAAGATTCTACAAATGGAATATTATTTGACGTTACACATGGCCGAAGATTTTTATGCTATACACTCGAAGACGAACACAGAGACGTTAAAAAGTACGGTGAAACAAGAGTGCCTGCTGGAACATATAACGTTACTCTCCGGAAGGTTGGAGGATTTCATGGAAGATATATAAGTAAGTACGGGGAAATGCATAAAGGCATGCTTTGGGTAAGGAATGTTCCTAATTTTGAATACATTCTTATTCACACAGGTAATACAGATGAACATACAGCGGGTTGCTTACTTTTAGGTGATACGCAAAAGGCAAATTTTGGCAGTAGCGATGGGTTTGTTGGATCTTCTGTAAATGCTTACAAAAGAGTATATCCGCCAATCGCGGAAGTTTTAGAGTCCGGCGAAGAAGTAACAATAACTTATATAGACTTTGACATTGCGTAATTACACTTAAAACACAACAGTTAACGCGTAATTATTTAAAAATACCGCATAAACCAAAATCAATAAAAAAAAAGATTTTCCAAAAAATGAATATCAAAGAGGTATCAGAAAACACTATAGTAGGTTTATCGCTTAAATCAATAGGCGCAATTGTGGCGGCAGTTGGGGTAGTTACAATTGGCTACTTTGATTTGCAAGCAGGCATAGAAGAAGCTAAGTTATTGCCGCCCGCTGAGGTTGGTAGAATGGAATACGACTTAAAAGATCAGCTGGTTAGAGAAACAATCATGAACACTCAAAATGATGTTAATGATATTAAAGAACAGCTAGATAAGATAGAAGAAAGATTATTTGAAATGAAGTGATATGAAAAAACTGTTATTGCTATTAATTACCGCTTCTTTACTTTCTTTTGCGTCGAAACCAATAAACAAAAGAGGTATTGTTTTGGTACATTATAACGCCGAGTTCAATGCGTCTAATAATTATACGGACATTGTTAAAATTAAAGATGCTAAAATATACGAGGCATCTATAGACGGCAACGCTGAATTACAAGCATCGGAAGCAATACGATCTGTGCCTACTTTAGTGCTTTACAAGAACGGTAAAGAAATTAAAAGATGGGAAGCAGGCCTTAGCCTTTCTCTTCAAAATGTAGATTATAGAGAAATTCAAAAAGAAATTGATCAGTTAACAGGCGCTAACAAGTTTTAAGAATGAAACATTTACTTATAACATTTTTTATATCCACCTCAGCATTTGGGCAAGGGTTATTAAAATATAGTACAATATATACTAGCGCTTATGGTGGTTCGCCAATGGAGGCGCAGACACAATATTATGTAACACAAGGCGGCGACCTGCAAGACATTACAATTGAAAACCCTTTTGATTATCGTTATACTTTTGGTATTCGTCGCGTTGCTAGATATGATTACGAAAACCGCCAAAACCCATTTTATGACGGTCATAACCAATCAACGACATCTTTGTTTGCTACGGTTGGCGCAGTTGAAGGATTTGAATACTTAGCGCAATATGATAGAGGCAGACAGCAAGGCAATGACTATACTACGCAGCGTTATTTTTTAAGATATCTTGGAAAGCACTG